CAAGCATGTCACGAGAAGCTTTCTCTCCAGCTAGATCTACCTTAGGATTATCAAAGGCAATAATTAACTTATCTGCACGACGCATAAGATCAACTTGATCCTGGCTGATAGATGCGCCAAATGTTGAGACGCCTCCTGCAATTCCCAATGATGAGAGTTTTACTACGTCGAGTGGAGACTCGACAATGATCATAGTTCCACCAGCCCACACATCAAGACCAAACAAAGTTTTAGACTTCTGCACACCGGTAGGGCGATTACGGAAGTAGCGATTGACTTGTCCCTTTTCTTGCCAGCCCATAAGCTTATTGGTATCGGGTTGACGGATAGGTGTGATCCAACCCTGCTGCTTTGCATCCCATTTAACAGAGTGCTTAATGCAAGCCTCTGCGGTTAAGTCTCTAGCAGATAAAGCCCAATCTGGGGGTAGGCTGTCGAAAATCGACAGACGTGCCTCACTCATTTCTACCAAAGGTTGGACAGGGATATAGCTATTCTTAGCCTCTTCCAACTGCTTTGCAATCAGTTCAAAGTTAACCTCGATGTTCTGACGCAACCAGTCTTTGGCTGCCTCAAAATCAAGGCGACCCCACTGAGTTTCAAACTCATTGATCTCGGCTACAAGGGTGAGAAGAGTTCCACGGTATCCGCAGGAAAAGCAATGGTGGACACCGGTCTCTACATTCATAGACCATGACGGGCGAGAGTCTGCACGACCAGTTCGTTCTAGGTGCATAGGACATAGACCAAGCAACTCATCGTTGCGCTGGTCTACTTCAATACCTAGTCTTAGTAGTACAGACTCTACGTCGCCCTCACGATACATATTAGTCCTCTTCTGTATATTCTTCTTTTGGTCTGTCATCCATCATTACATAGTCTTCTGGCATGTCTGGCAATGTTGGTGCGGTAGCTTTAGTGCCACACTCTGCACACTCCATGTCTAAGAAGTACATTGAGATTTCATAGTCTTGGAACATAGCCTTAACATTCCAAAGCATTGAACCACACGGACAAACGTGAGTTGGTTCTCCACGTACATCCATTGCGTTTGTGTAATCTGGTTTTAGATCGCTGATGTCTTTAATAATCGTTTCCTCTCCTGAGGTGTTGTTCCTGCCCAGATGCCCTCTAGGTTTGGGATCTGTATTGCGTACTTAAAACACTCTTCTTTAATCCAACAATCTCCACAAATTCCTTTAGCCCTCTGAACTGCTTTATGGTTTGTGTACTTTTCTGGAAAGAATACGTCTGGGTTTTCTCCAGCGCATAGTTGAGTTCCGTTAAAAGGGTTTGATTGGAGTGCCAAAGGTTCCATACTCTTCGAACTTCCCTTCTTCCCAGTCCCATAGAAGATCGCTAGTTGCTGGACCGGAGTTACGGCTTGCAACAATACGAAGTTCACGGGATGAATCATCTTCTTCATCTTGTTTTTGAAGACCTAAAATAACATCTGAGTCTTGGAAGAACGAAGATGAATAACCAATCGCATCGGCAGATACCTGACGCTTCTTCATTTTCCATAGAAGAACCTGGGTGGACACCACAATTGGAATATTAGCTTTCTGTGCTAAACGCTTTAGGTTACGAGTAATACTTGTCAAGGCCTGCGGTGTATTTGACTCACCGCTTGCCTCGTCAACCATAAGGTAGACACCGTCAACAAATACAATATCCGGTTTGATCTTCTCAATCTTTGCAGCCAAACCAGTAACTGTCATTGCAGAGGTACTATCTGTCAGGTAAAACTTCTGCATTGTTTCCATGCGCTCTAGGGTTGCTTTATATCTTTTCTCTTCGTCTAAGTTTAAATTTCCTCGTACCAAACGAGAGTGTGCAATCTTGGCACGCATAGCATCGTGACGATGTTGCTGCTCAATATTGCTCATCTCAAAAGACTGGAACATTGGAACGTGCCCGTCCTCGTGTACGTTAACCGCAATCTGCATAGCAAGGACTGACTTACCAGTCTTAGGTGGTGCAATGATTGTAATCAACTGGCCATTCTGTAAACCGGCAGTAGCCTCGTCAATAGTTCTAAACCCTGTGCGGTACCCAAGCAAAGCACCATCACGAGTTTTAATATCTAAGTATTCTTGGTAACGCTTGTCAGGATCCTTAGTAAGATCAACGTCGCTAGATTGGGTAGCACCCTCATCATAGATAGTTGCAATGCCGGAACTCATCTCTGCAATCGCACCGTCGTGATTTCCCGAAGCAATAAGCTCGGCGGCAGACTGAACTACTTCGATAGCTTTCTGACGTCTACGGTACTCTACTAGTTGATCTACCAGGTAGTCTAACGAATCTTCTACAGCAAGCAAACGGTATGTAGGAAAGTTATCCTTAACAGTTACTGCACTAGGGATCTCTTGGTAGCGAGTCCAGTGGGTACGAATAAACTTCCAGACAGCACGGTTCTCATCAACAAAGAACCAACTATCGTCTACGCCTTTTTCTAAGGCAGGGATAATTTCCCGAGTCCTTACGACCCGAGATATTAATCTCTCTTCATTATCTGCTGCCACCGGCTGCCCCCATATCTAAATACCAATGCCCATAACGTAACGAACGTGCGGGTATATCAATAACATGCTTTAGCTCTGGCCTGTAAGCTAACTCTGCAACAAGATCTGCAGGAACTCTATAAGCCTTTGCATAGTTAAACGGATTAGTTCCAAGATTATCTAAATCTTCTAGAACCTCGTCCATTTCTTTTTGAGAAAATCCGTACCCTACTAATTCTAGAGTGTAGGAGTGGGTTTCTGCAAATCGCCAGAATAAAGATAACGACTGTCTATTGTACGTAGTTTCTTCACCACTGACCGCCACACCAAATACCTTTTTAAAGGTGGGCCTGCGATCAAGGATACAGTCCAAAGTAACCACAACCCGCATAGGAGTTTCATTTGATATATCGCCCCCACGCATTTCTACAGTACTTCGATCTTGCCATACTTTAATAGAAAATCTCTAAACATAACGGGATCTAAACTTGCTAACGCTGCGTCAGTTTCTGGAGCCTTGTTAGAAATCTCTACTGGATATACTCCAGAGTTGTTCTTCATCTTTTCCGAAACATAACGTGTGTGCTTACACATGCTGCGGGTATTAAACCCTTCGCAATTACAGCGTAGCTTCTTATTGTCAATGTTGATCCAAACCTCATGTGGTCCAGAGTCAGACAAAAATAATTGCGTAACTTGCCATGTACTCATAGTAGTTTCCTTCATCCTCGTCTGTCCCCCTGTGGCGCTTCTACTTCGATTGGTATGAACGCTTCCATAGCAAAGCTTCCCATAGGTGAACCATAAACACTTCCCCAATTTTCAAGAGGAACGTTTGTAGTTACAATCGTTGGAAGCCCTGCGTTAAATCTTGAACGTAGTAGTGCATCAAATGTGTTCTCTGCCCAACCTGATGCGGTTCTATATTCCTTGCCAATATCATCTAGAACAAAAACTCTTACATTATTCATTCTATCCGAGTCACCATATATGCCGTCAAGTAGGATTTGAGTTGCCTCATCCTCGTCAGAGAACTGGGACTTCTGAAGCCTCAAAAGCTTTGGATAGTCCATAAACCCGCCTATGCGTTTTGGGAAGCCTCCAGGGATCCCTAAGACGTCTGCTGGAATACCCCTGATAAGGCTCTGCAGGGCCGTAGAAGCCATTGTAGTCTTGCCGTGACCTGGATTACCCACCAGCATAATTCCGAGCCCGCAGGACGGAGATCCAGCCTTTTGGATGATCTCCCCATTGACCACTCGAGCCACCCATTTCTTAACTGCTTCTAGGGCGGGTGTGGGATCCAAATCAGAAAATTCTTTCCCAATGGTTTTCATTGGGAGACCAGCCTGTACGATCTGCTTCCGAATGCTTGGTGCTTCTTTAGACAAGTCGTACATTATTCTCCCTCTAGTAGTCGCATCATCTTTTCTTGATGTGCTTTGAACTTATCAGTTGAGTACGTTGGTTGATCTGGTTTCTTAACAATTCCCTGGATCGTTGGGTAGTATGAAAAGAATCGTTGCCATAGTGGCTTGCCGATACCAAGG